TTTCACTATAATGACATGATTGACACGTTTGGGCGCAAGCTCATGAGTGGTGATGTAATTGAAGTGCCAAATTTAGCAGACTACCATCCCTTGGACAATACCTTGGTCAAAAGCCTGCCCCGTTATTATGTGATCCAGGATGCCAACTTTGCATCAGAAGGATTCAGTGTTACTTGGTTGCCACACCTGTGGCGAGTCAAGGCTACTCCAATGGTCAATGCTCAAGAGTACAGCCAGATTATCAATCAACCGTTTATGCCGGAGAATATCTGGGACAATGGAAATTTTTATCCAGCTGGTACCATTGTCAACTATGGCAACACCTATTACCAGGCCTCACAAAATGTACCGGCAGGAACTGATATTACTGATACTGCCTATTGGACTGTAATTACCAATCCCAACACAGTGGGTGACAAACAAAGCACAAGGCCCAAAGATTTGGCCATCAACGATGCTATACTTACTCAGGCCTATCATGATGTGCCACTGTCGGGCTATGACAATGTTAAATTTTATATCTTGCCCACTGGACCCAACGGTGAGCCAGGGCCGGCTGGTCTTACTGCTGATGACACATTCCCCACAGTAGACACTACTGAATCGGGCGATGGTATCACTCCCAAAGGATTTGGCTATGTTCAAGGTTACTTGACTGGGTCTACTCATGCTCCTAACGGCTTACCAGTCACACCCGGAGTGGCATTTCCGCCAAATCCAGTGTTGGGCAACTACTGTTTAAGACTAGATTATTTCCCTAATCGCCTGTTCCGTTACAACGGCCGGGCCTGGTTGGCCATCACAGACAATGTACGCACTGACCTTGACTATGCAACTGAGTCACTGACACAACGATCCAGTTTTGTAAACAATACCTACACAGTACCTACCACAGACATTGGCAATATTCCAAGTCGTCAGAGTCTCAGTCAGATACTTGAAATACAACCCGACAACGGTGACCAAGGTGGCAATATTACACCACCTAATCCAAGACCTCCAGGGAGATAATCATCGCTCAGTTCTTTTACGATCAGCAACTACGTCGTTTTCTACTACAATTTGCTAGAGTGTTCAGCAACTTTGACGTAGAGTATGGTGCCAACCAAGCTGGCCAAGGACCTGGGTCAGAGGAAGATACCCTAATACGTGTGCCGGTACGCTACGGTGATTCTAGTCGTCAGGCACAGACTATTTTACAGAACAATTCAGCCAATGACATGCCAGCAACACCCCTGATGACATTTTATATCACAGATTTAAAATATGATCGTCCCAGGATGCAGGAACCGTACTTTGTAAACAACATAGCAGTGCGTCAACGTACCTACGATAGTGCCACAGACACGTATGAAACCACACAAGGCAACGCATTTACCATTGAACGTGCCATGCCTGTTCCGTATGAGATGACTATAAATCTTGACATTTGGACATCAAATACCAATCAAAAAATGCAGTTGTTGGAACAGATTCTGACTTTGTTTAATCCTGGGTTGGAAATACAAAGCACCGACAACTACATTGACTGGACCAGTTTAACTGTGCTGTATCTCAAGGATGTACGTTGGTCAAGTCGCACTATTCCTATTGATGCTGGCAATCCTATCGACGTTGCTACCTTATCGTTTACCCTGCCCATGTGGATCACTCCGCCAGCCAAGGTCAAGAAACTGGGTGTTATTGAACGTATTATTGCTAGTGTGTACGATGCTCAAGGTGATCTTACCAACGCCCTAACCGACAGTGATTTGTTATTGGGTACTAGACAACGGTTCACCCCCTACGGCTACCAGGTCCTATTAATTGATAACAAATTACAGGCTCTTCGGCAACAACAGGTCATTAACGAACCCAATGCCAGCTTGACTCCGCCCGATAGCCCCAATAGTAATCTGCTGTGGCACAGTATTGTAAACTTGTATGGCACACTACGTCCTGGCATTAGTTATATTACCCTAGAACAACCAGATGGCACAGACGTAACCGGAACTGTGGCTTTTGACCCTACTGATGATAGATTTTTATTGTTTACAGTAAATGCTGGTACTGTACCACCAAACACCTTGAGCCCAATTACGGCTGTGATTGATCCAATTGCCAGTGGTCCTGGGGCTGGACTTGCTGTGGCCGCACTGGGGCAACGGTACTTGTTTACACAGGCCACTGGATCTTATGATAATCCAGGCTTGACCAATCCCAATTCTTGGAACGGCGTTGATGGCCAACCCTTGGTGGCCAATGCCAATGACATTGTGGAATACGATGGTGCTCGTTGGGCTGTGGTGTTTGACAGCACCAGCAGTCCTGCAAACATGCAGTACGTGACCAATATCACCACAGAACTACAGTATCGTTGGACTGGTTCAGCCTGGGTCAAGAGTTATCAAGGTTTATATCCTGGAGGACAATGGACACTGGTATTGTAACAGCCGTGGGTGTTTGGTTTTATGCAATTAACACTCGTCGATACATGTATCTCATGCGTAATGACCCAAAGCATCCTGGTGCTTGGGGATTGCCGGGTGGCCGAGTAGAAGCAGGCGAAACCTTACTGGCGGCTATGAATCGCGAATGCTGTGAAGAAATAGGTTTTGTTCCTGAATATTTTAGGATGATTCCTTTGGAAAAGTTTACCACCGCAGACGCAGGATTTGAGTATCACACTTTTTTCTGTATTGTTGACTCGGAATTCCAACCCACGCTCAACAATGAACACATAGGCTATGCCTGGATTGATTCAGGCACATGGCCTAGACCTATGCATCCAGGGTTGTGGAGCACTGTAAATTTTGAAGCTGTGCAAAACAAAATATTAACTATCGAGTCTACTGTTCAAACGTCGCAGTAGCCAATAAAGTCTCGATAAGTCATGGTCTGGGTATTGGCACAATTGACCCAGATATCAGGCATGCGAGTGGATTCTCCAACTAGATAAAATTTAGTACCAGAGTATGCGGCAAATATGTTGACAATTTGTTGCATCCACTCATTGTGGTTGCCAGCGGTTTCATCTGTATAGCCCAACATGAATATTTCTTTGTGGCCGTCAAATGCCGCTAGATATACTACAGTGGCCAGGTCAACCAGTCTGGGTCGCAAGGGAATTAGATAAAATTCTCCTGGATGAGCAATACAATAACGTGGACTGGTATAAACAATGTTGTTGGTTTGATAACCAGTTTCTAAAATTTTAGTTAGGTTATCAATATTGGTTTCCACTGCAAAGTCCAGACGCATTTGTTGAGCAATGTCTCCAGTGCCATAGGTCTGCAATTTTTTACTGCCCAATAGCCCGCCGCGATGTCGTTGCAGTCTAGTGTAGTCAAAATGTGTGTAATCTAAGGTGCTACCAATGCAGGCCGCACGTCCACTGAGATGGTGGTTAACGATAGGATTGTCAATCCATTCGCGAGTTTCAGATTTTTTACCACCGGACCACCGGGTCTCAAGTATGACAAATTCACCAAGGTAATCAGTACGATATTGTGCTTGCATTAAAAGTGTCGATTAACTCTCAAACTGGCTCGCCGGGCAGGTCAATCCAAGGGAAGCCAGATTGAGCCGGCACGTCTCTTAATGCTTGGCAATAATCTTTCCAGGCTTGTGAAGGTGTCAGGTCGCTACGAAAACGCCAATCGGTTTCAGCCAATTTAGCATTACGCTCTTGACGTACAGAATTTGCTTGGGCCGTGGTTTGTGCATCTTGCTCTTCTTGAGTTAAGGTTTCAATTGACCACCCCAGGGTCCAAACACCGTTGACCAAAGCAGGCACAGTATCTGGAACAATTTTTTGAGTTTGTTTATTAAATGTGGGTTCGTCTGCCGGTGTTACACGCACCAGCTCATTGCCATCTAAGTTGTCTTTTGTGCCAGTGTACATCGCAAGCAGATCGGCTTGATTAAACGCGGTGTAAGGGTTCTTTTTGCATAGCGTGTCGTAGTCGTAAGGAAATGTAACTACCGCTCCATTTTTTATTTCTGCAAACATACTTTTTCTCCAATAATTATTGTTGAGGTTTCTTTGTCTACTGTGATAGTACCTTCACAGCACATACTCCAATCTTCGCCTGTCTTTGCGCCCCATGATGGCACATTGATCTGTACGTTCTTAACTACATACTCTTTGTTGTTGTCAAATACTCGCCATACGTGGTCAATGGATCCTCGCCCTGGCAGTCCTCGAGTCTTGTTGTAGCGCACACAAATCATACAATTTCCACGATGGGCGCTGGTGCGTCTTCAACACACACATTAAAGTGAATAAACTGGAAAGGGTCATCCAACTCGTGTCTAGTAAATCCGTGCGGTAACCAACTGTTAAACAACATAAAGTCACCAGCCTTGACATCCAACATAATCTGTTCAGACGCAAAAGTAACTGTTTCTGGGTTGGCCTGCCGCATTGAGATTTGCTTTTTACCGGGCCTTGGATCAAACACAACAGGCACGCTGCCATTCTCTGGCACGTTAACAAAATAAAACCCAGTAATCTGCATACCATCGCCATGGATATGTTCTATGTGTTGCCCGTAACGCAAGAACTCTTGGCCCCATAACTCGGCCACTCTAGTCTGTTTGTTAGTCATGTTGTAGCCTTGATCTAACATCATATCAAAACTAACCGTTGCAATCGTAGTAAATAAATCATCAAGCCTATCGTCAAGCATTGACTCGCTTTGACAAACATTCCATTGGTTTGGTTTTACTTGAGCAATATATTCAGACAGCACCTTCTTGGCAACTTCTAAATGTTCTGGTTTAGAAAACCGCAAAACGGACGACGGAAAAAATAGATCAACCACTGATAAGCACCCTGTTGTTAGTTAGCAAACCCATTTTGTCTTTATTTGTACTAATTTTATGTATGACATCGGTGATAAACGGAACAATATTAGATTCAAAGTCGGGGTGATTTCGCATGGCATTAAGTTGGTCTTCAGGTATTGTACCATTAGATAACAAAAAATTCTCCGTGCGCCGTTGAAATTCTAGTAACCATTCTTCTCTTTGTGCAGCCTGTGACGCTTCTAAAAGCGGCAGGTGTGCGTACTTTCTTTGCGGCTCTAGCTCTGTCATAATAGATGAAATAGTGGCAAGCTCTTGTTCAGCGCCAAGAATAGCCATTTCTAATAACCCCTCGCCGCTTTGCCACTCAATCAAATCTGCCTGTGCGTTAAGTTGTTTGATTTGGTCGGTAGATTCCAAATCTTGCTCAATCTCCATGAGTTTGACTTTGCGTCTTAACAGTTTAGCCTTGGTACTTTCTAACTTTATCTGTATGTCTAGTTTTTGTTCGTACATTATGCACCAAGCAACATCCGCCGTGTGGCAGTTGTTTGCTACAAAGTAGCGCAGTTGAAAGTCTGAGTTGTTACGATGAGGAGATGAGTGCATAGTATTATGGTGTGTTTACGCAAGTTGCCCAGGATGTTGCGGCACCGTTTCTTGAACCTGCAGATGACACCGCTACCCCGGAGGCTGTTGATGTGTCACATGCGTATGTGTATTTATTTCGGGTGGTAGTAGCAGCACCACAAACAGATCCTATTGCAAAAATTCCTCTTGTGCTATTGCCTGCAGCAGCACTATAGAAAGACGCAATGCTTGCAACAGCTACGCCGCAAGCGGTAGAAGTACATGTAGCATAGGTATATTTATTGCGAACATTGGAAGGAACATTGAAATAAGGCGTTGCGTTATATCCTATAGCAAATATTCCTCTAGTAGAGTTGCCAGCGGCAGAACCCTGACGACCATAGGCACTTGCTGTACCCACACCACAGGCGGTTGATGTGTCGCTAGCATACGTATATTTATCACGGACACCGAGCGCATATAGCGAAAATATTCCCCTAGTACTATTTCCTGCGGCAGAACCTTCATATGGGCTGGCACTGGATGATGCTACGCCAGAAGCAGTTGAGGTGCAACAGGCATAAGTATATTTATTACGGACATTATTAGTACCTATTGTAAAAATTCCTCTTGTACTATTGCCTGTAGCACTACTACCGTAGTTGTCAGTACTAGATGATGCTACTCCACAAGCAGTGGAAGAACACGTAGCGTAAGTGTATTTATTTCTGATTGGTGTGGTGGTAATCCCGTTACATCCCAATTGAAAAATACCTCTTGTAGAGTTACCTGCGCCAGCACCAGAGGTAGTACCTGAACTAACTGAGCCAACACCGGAAGCGGTTGATGCGCATGTAGCATAGGTATATTTATTACGGGTGCTTGAGGCGTTCCCCAATTGAAAAATACCTACAGTGCCATCGTTACCGCCGCTTGCAGCAGCAAAAAGTCCATAACCTTGAGCTGATCCGGCGCCTCTTGTGCTTATTAATGGCATCGCTATTCCTTAAGCAAATTTAGTTTGTGACGCTAACACAGTAAAGGCGGCGTTGCCTGTTTTGATAATAGTGTAAGCATACACGTCAATACTGGACGAATTTCCGGCTGTTGGTGCTGTGCCACCCTGCCATTTTGGTGTTACTGCGTTGCCGTCTATTTGAACAGCAGAGTTGTAATAAGCTGTAGCGCCTTGCGTTATCAAGAACGCTACAGTCAAAGATTCGCCTGTGGCCATTAAAGTATTTAGAGATGTCCCGCTGGATCCACGGAAGTTTACTGTCCAGTTTGCACTTGCATTAGATGTGTAGTACAGCACGGCTTGGGTAGTTACATCATAGTTAATTGTTCCTGTTGCAGCAGTTGCAGATACAGTGACCCCTTCCAGCACGTCAAATATCTTGGCACCTGCCACGCTAGACGATCCTGTGAAAGTCTGTAGGGCAGTAAAGTTGGTTGCTGTTGAGGAACTTACAATCCCAGTCAACGCCGAGCCGTTTCCAACAAAAAAATTGCCAGTGACATTGCCAGTGGCTGATATACCAGTTGTACCGTCGAGAGTTAATGCCATTTTTTGATCCTTGTCATATTTTATGTGTTCACGTTATATTTAGCGTACTATCATTAGCAACTGAAATACTAGTGGCGTTTGCCAAAGTTACAGGGCCTACCAACAGACTATTGGTGCCAGATTCTATTTGTACATTGCTGCTGATTGTTTTTGAGTTTACAAAAGCTCCAGTTACTACCTGGGTACCACTGGCTGCCAATGTGGCTGATCCCAGCTGTATGGTGTTGCCGCTGAGATACAAATCACGCCAACGCATGTTTGCAGTGCCCAAATCATAGGTAACATTAGCAGCCGGCAGGATGTTTGCAGTAAATGTGACATTTGCGCCCACTGTCCCAATGATGTTGGCAGTCAATATATTGCCGCCTGTGATGTTGCCTGCGGCACTTATCAAACCACTGTTCAACAAGTTTCCACCTGTGATATTACCGCTAACGCTGATGCTCACAAAAGAGTTGCTGACCGATGTACTCACTGTCCAAGCCGTCAGCGAAGTACTGTAGGTATAAGTTATGCCATTTACATTGGCTTGTTGACCGTTGATTGGTGATTGTGGAAATGCCATGTTATAATCTTCCTATTTTTATACAGACCCGCCAGCACCAGTCATATTTGAGCTGCCGCAGGCAACTGCAAGATAACTTGCTGTTATAGTCGCAGGCGGTGAGTCAAATAATATTCGAATGCCACCTGAAATTGTTATTCCTGATAATTGCAATGCCATTATAGTCTTCCCACAGCTACTTCAATAATTCCTATTGTGTCTGAATCGTATGCTTCAAGAGCTTTGCCAATAATACAACCAGGTTCATATTTGGTCATATCTAACCGTGTGGCCACACCCGGGGTTGAGCTGGCTACCAGTCGATCGCCTTTGGCAATAGTGCCCACTACACAGCATGGAACTCGACCAACTAGGGCCACTTCTACAGCATCGATACAAGCAAGCGTACTGTTCATTAGATAGCTAGGATTGGTACTAACAATGCCGGCTATCCTAGTACTGTGTGAAGTTGTTGTTGCTGTGACTTCTTCGTTACCGCCAAAATCAAGCACAGTTCCAGGCGTATAGATTGAATCAGCACAGTACATTTCTGCCAAGTCAGCGTATTGTGCTGATGTTGCTTTGGCAAATACTGTATCAAAGTATGTGGTTGAGCTACCAATATTACCTACACCGTTGGCACTTGAGTTAGTGATGTTGCCAACTATTAATGTATTGGCCGAAATAATGTTGCCACCAGTTATATTGCCTGTGGCACTTATATTGCCTGTGGTAACTGTTCCTGTGCTACTGATAGTTAATATATTGGCTGTGCCGGCAATACCAACAGTTACATTACTGCTGGCCGCAACAACCACGTTACTTGTTCCGTTGGTTATTGACGAACCACCACCGCCGCCACTGAAGGCAACACCATTGGCATAGTAATAGCCGTTGGTTAAAATGTTGCCGGTATAGATATTTCCTGTGCCTGAAATTATTCCACTAGATCCACTTGTAAGTAAATTACCAGTAGTTATATTACCACTGTACACATTGCCATTAAAACTGGTTGCATTTACGTTTCCGGTGACACTGACACTCGATCCGGTGATTACACCACCCACTGTACTTGCGGCTGTTTGTGTACCAGTGACACTGACACTGCTACCTGTTATGACACCACCCACTGTTGAGGCGGCAGTTTGTGTGCCAGTTACACTTACCGTGGTACCTGTGTGATTGATGGCACTAATATTACCACCAGTGATATTACCAGTAACACTTAACAATCCAGAAATATATTCACCAGTGGTAGCAAACACAGCCACATTGCTGGTGCCACCAACTCCTATTGTGACATTACCACCTGAACTGACCACGGTTACATTACTTGTACCATTGTTGATATTGGCCACACTGGTAATAACTCCAGTGAGCGATGCACCATTTCCTAAAATATAGGCACCAGTTATATTGCCAGTGGCACTGACAATACCACTTGTTAATAAATTACCAGCGGCAATATTACCAGTACCAGATAGGGCTCCACCTGATCCACCTGTAACTATGTTGCCTCCAGTGATTGTTCCTGTAGCACTGACAACGCCACCTGTTAATATGTTACCACTGGTAATGTTACCCGATGTAATTGTGCCGGTGGTACTGATTGTGTTTGATCCAAACGCAGCCAGTAATGTTGCCACATTGGCATTGCCATAGCTGGCCGGAATACCAGTCATAAATGCCGCATTACCAAGCACATAGTTGCCGGTGATATTACCAGTGGCACTGACAACACCACCTGTTAATAAATTACCAGCAACAATATTACCAGTACCAGATAGGGATCCGCCCGAGCCGTTTACAACTAAATTGTTACCAATGATATTACCAGTGGCACTGACTGATCCACTGGTCACAAGATTGGCACCAGTGATGTTGCCCGTAGCACTTAATATTCCTTGTGATGACAGCCCATTGGTTGCCACCCAAATATTAGATGTGCTGTTGTAGGTTAAACTAATGTATTCACTACCAGCTGGTCCAACTCCAATACCGCCTCCGTTGGCGGCGGCGGCAGTGGCCGCATTGTTGGCCATGTTGATGGTTAGGTCGTTTGTGGTGACATTGTTACTGTTGATATAAGTCACATTACCAGTAACGCTCAAGTTACCAGTGATGATTACGTTGCCGTCAGTTCCGCCAGATCCGTTTGGATCAATGGTCAATGTTGGGCCTGTGCTGACAATATTTGCACCAGTAATTGTAATGTTACCATTGGTTAATGTGGTAGATGCTACAATATTACTACCGTTTACATTGCCAGTTACACTAGCACTTGATCCGGTGATTACACCACCAACAACACTAGCGGCTGTGGTAGTACCTGTAACACTTGTACTAGTTCCTGTGATTACTCCGCCTACTACTGACGCAGCAGTGACAGCTCCGGTTACAGATACAACTGCACCTAAATGACTTGTACCAGTAATGTTACCGCTGGCACTTACAATACCACCTGTTAATAAATTAACACCTGTCACATTACCAGAAGTGATTGAACCTGTAGTACTAATTGTGTTTGAACCAAATGCAGATAATAATGATGTTACATTTGAATTGCTGTATGAACTACTAGCAATGCCAGTCAATTGACTGCCATTACCAAAGATATAGTTACCTGTAATGTTTCCAGTGGTGCTGATCACTCCGGTAGCTGTGGCAGTAACAACATTTAATCCGTTGACTGTAAGCTGAGTGGCGTTGCCTGATAAAGTCAGGTTTCCAAGATAGATGGTACTGTTAGATAACCAAAGGTCTTTCCAACGATTTGTAGTGTTTCCTAAACTGTAAGTAATGTTTGCACTTGGAACGATATTTCCAGCCCACCCAGCTTCACCATATGATATCACATTTGAGTTACCATAGGTTGCAGGTAATCCAGTTAATTGACTTCCGTTTCCAAAAATATAATTACCAGTGACATTACCAGTGGCACTGACCAACCCATTTGTAAGAACATTGCCGCTTTGGATATTACCAGTGACTGATAAGTTGTAAAAACTTGTGGGAGGACTTTGATCAACCCACTGGTTGCCAATGCCATCATTTACGTATAGATAATATTTAGAGGCATAAGAATCGTACCAGGCGTCGCCTGGCACTGCATTAGAAGGAGCCGTGTTTGCCTGGGTGGTCCATTTATAAGCTCTTACTCCGCTAGATATTACATTACCACCTGTGATGTTGCCCGTGGCACTGACTCTACCTGTGACATCTAATCCACTGGTGTTGAACACTGCCACGTTGCTGGTTCCGTTAATACCTACAGTGACATTGCCGTTGGAGCTGACCACTGTGACATTACTGGTGCCATTATTGATGTTGGATGAAGTGGTGCTTACACCTGTTAGCAAGGCGCCATTACCTAATACATAATTTCCAGTAATGTTGCCAACAGCACTGACCAAACCATTTGTAAGAACATTGCCGCCGGTGATATTGCCTGCTGTGATAGTGCCAGTAGAGCTGATAGTGTTGCTACCGTATGCAGCCAAGAATGTGGCCACGTTGGTATTGCCATAACTTGCCGCTATGCCAGTTAGTTGACTTCCGTTTCCAAAGATATAGTTACCTGTAATGTTTCCAGTGGTGCTGATTACTCCACTTACAAACGCACCAGTGTTGCTGATAGTTAACACATTGGCCGTGCCGGCACTGCTTATTGTAACATTGGCATTTGAATTTACCACAACATTTGATGTGCCAGCTGATATTGAGTTGGCCATGTAGTTTTGAGTAAACGTCAGGGCTGTGGTATTGATTATGATAGGATCGTCAGTGATCAGTTTCCACTGTGTGTCAGCGTAAATCACGCCCTCAGTAACCATAACGATCATGCCGGCTTCAATTTCACCGTTTTCGTTGCCGTCGCTGGTTCTAGCCCAAGTTCCGTTTGCTCCTGATCCTAAGGTGGTTACATAGTAAAGTCCGTTTTGGGTGCCTGTAGTTTGGCCTGTGACCAACACACGATCACCTAGACTTAGCGAAACTCCGTCAACCAAACTGGGTGCTCCGCCACTCAAGGTGATGTTAGTGGCAGTAACTACTCGCGTGGATTGTTTGTAATCTAAGTTGAATATCTGCGCGGCACGCGGTTTAGTTAAGCCCATTGTAGTCCCAATAATATCTAATATTTAGCCAAAAAAAACAGGACCAGTGTCCTGTTTTTTGTACAAGGTATCTGTTAAGTAATGCTGTGTTAATTCCGTTGCCTGTATAGAATAGCTGTGGTATTATTGTTCTGTTGCTGTCCAAGAAGTTGTTGCTTCATCCCACTGATACAGCTTGCCATCTGTAGGCGCAGGTACGGGCGCTTCCCATGACCAAGTGGATTGATTTAGCGTCCAGCTTGCGTATGGTTGTGCGGCATAAAACACATCATGAGTTTGATCGTATGTGTACCCAACTCCTGCATAATTTCCACGCAGGGGTCTACCCTCTGGATGTTGATTTCCATGGGTGTTGTATGATGTTTGAATCCAACCTGTGCCAAACAGGCCAGAGTCAATGACCGCTTGTTCAGCCACGATCACTTGTGTTACTGTGTTGTTTTCAATTTTGGCAAAATGACTCATATTGTTCCTTAAAAAGTTATTGATCCGGAAGCAGTAAAAGTATAGATAGTGTTGCCACCGGATGTTGTGACTGTTGGTGTGCCTGTTGTAGATGTTGCTGGCGCAGAGGAAGAAATTATAACTACACCAGACCCACCTGAAGCACCTACACCGTTGGCAGGATCACCTACTGCGCCGCCACCGCCGCCACCGCCGGTATTTGCTGTACCGGCAAAAGAAGACCGGTATGACCCTCCTGCTCCCTGAGCACCTCGACCACCACCGCCAGCACCGCCAGCGCCGCCGCCACCGTAATACGCAGCGCCTCCTCCGCCGCCAGCGTAAGTTACAGATGTTCCAGTAATAGACGAAGCCGTTCCAGTACCACCAGCGCCACCCGCATAGCTCCCCGCTGCATTTGATGGGCCACCAACAGCTCCTGCACCGCCGCCACCTCCAGAACCAGCATTGCTAGTTGATGCTGCAGTACCGCCAGCAAATCCTTGATCTGCTGTTCCAGCACCGCCAGCACCAGTCATGTTTGAGCCACCGCCACCAGACCCACCGCTACCGCCCGGTAAATCATAGGCATTAGCACCACGCCCACCGCCGACCGCTGTAACAGTTGTTATATCTGATCCGCTTAATACAGAGTTAGCTCCGTTGGTTGCATCTGAGGAGTATGCTGTACTTGTGCCGCCTGTGCCGCCACCACCGACTGTAACCGTATATGTTGTTCCAGAGGTTAAACTAGTTGTGCCTGTTAATAATCCCCCGGCACCACCACCACCGCCAATATAACCACCGGCGCCGGCGCCGCCAGCAACTACTAGGTATTGAGCCGTGACCAGAGGTGGCGATAATGTTCCGCCGGTCCATCCTGCTCCTAAAGTCCATCCAGGTCCGATTATTAAGCCCATGTGTATTAATTTATTAAGTTCTAATATTTAGCCAAAATAATAGGACTTCCTAGAGTCCTATTTTGCAGTAAAAATTATAGTTTAATATCCAAATCTTGTCCGATAAACACTCCACTGCGCCTGTATCTGTGTTAGGGTCAGCACACTGTCCCATACTTTGACCAAGCCTACATCAGCAATGGGTACTTCTGTGCTGGTAGTAGGGCTAGCATATCTACCAAACAATCTCAAACCTTCAAATCCACCGTTGGTAGTATCAGTACCAAAAGCGGTTGTTGGAACTGTTGAATTAGCAACATAGTTTTGCGAAACCGGTGATCCTGAATTGCCGTTATACGTTGCCCATATAAATTGCCACGCATTGTCAGCTGGAGTAGTGCCGCCTACAAAGTTACCGTTATAGAAAACGTCTTGAACACCGCCGCTATTACCCCATAGGCCTGCTAGCCAATCTGGGGCAGCACTGTTGGCGTTTAACAATCTACCCAGTGCTCCGGGTTGCGATCTATAGACCATCATCACTGTATAAGAATCTGATGTTGCTGAGTAGTTTGGACCAAATGTTAAGAAGTCTGTGTCAGTGTCTGAGATCTTGCGGAATATTCCACCGTTGGTGGCAGACCATGTCATGCTACCACCAGGATTAAGTGTTGTTATAGTATAGCCGCCTGTGCCTACTATTGTGGTTCCATTCACAGGCATGGCTGAGTAGTTGGCCGCATCAAGACTAAGAACTAGGACGGGCTCTGGTGGTCCACCAATTTCCCAACCTGCTCCTATGGACCATCCTGGTCCTATGTTTACTTTTACTGACATAGTTTATTCCTTAGTGTATTAGTCCTTGGTTAATGGTACGGTGGCCATTAATTCCCATGCTTGCTCAATTGTAATATCTGGGCTTGCAATACCATCTAATTCATCTTTTTCTCGAATTGCATGAATACAGCAAAATACAGTATTAGGCTCTAAAGCGGTAAATTGATGCTTAATTCCTTTAGGAGTAACAATCAAATGAGGAGCTTTATATTCAGCCTCGCCATTGTCATGCACCATTTTTACTGAACCATTGGCTAATAAAGTAATGTGGTCAAAGGCATGAGAATGACCTTCATGCGTATCACCAATTCTTAAAAAATGATGTAATTTAACAAAAACATTATCTACAATTTTAAGGTCTGTTGTTGGATTAGACACGGGTCACCTCAATAACTGGCTGTGGTGGGTTGTAATCCCACAAACAAGCAAATTCATTAAATGTGACATATTGTTCATCTTCGGGTGGCACGATTGGTTTAGGATTAATAAACGCATTACGAGTTAAATCGTAACTGTACTCTTTGCCAGCATAGTTTTTTCTGAACGCTAGTGATTGATCTGGACTAACTTCATTAGTGCCAGGCACATAGTAAATACCAGCCCTAGTGTTGTAGCTTGTTTGTTTCCAAATGGTATCTGTGCCATATAAGTTTTGTAAAAACTCAACACCAAGTTGCTCTATACGCTGCCCTTGGTCGTTTTCCATAACAAAATTATCTAAAGCAAGAACTCTTAAAACAATATTGTTTGAGTCCAATTCTGCAAAATGAGCCATTATTGGAATCTCCATTTAATTACAACAATACCTGAACCGCCAGAACCACCATTCTGACTAGCCGCACCGCCGCCACCACCGCCTGTATTGGCTGTCCCTGAATTTCCTGCGCTAGTAGTAAGTTCAGCATTTCCACCGCCACCTAAACCGCCTGTTCCAGCAGTTAAAGTTTTTGGTGTGCCATCAGAAGAAGCACTACCACCACCGCCACCAGCATAATAAGTAGAAGTTCCAGTTATTGAAGAAGTTGCGCCAATCCCACCATTTCCACCTACACCAATAAATGCTGTCGTTATGGTTGCAGATGCGTTACTGCCAACCGCACCTTTGCCACCACCACCACCTGATGCCCTAACTACTCCACCTTTTTCACTAGCAGAACCGCCAGTACCGCCATTATTTCCTTCTCCAGATGTTCCAGTTCCAAAGCCATCATTTTGACTATTTCCACCAGCACCAGATCCACCGCTTCTACCAACATTACCGTTAAAACTGCCACCACCACCAGTTGTTGCAATTAAACTTCCAAAACTAGAAGCATCTCCATCGCCACCTGCGGCAGTACTTGTTGCACCTGGGCCACCAGCGCCTACAGTAATTGTGTAAGAAGTTGCAGTAACAGTTTGTCCAGTTCCTGATTTCATACCACCAGCACCACCACCAGCACTAGGATTAATATTGCTTGGATAAGTTCCACTTTTTCCAGCACCACCGCCACCAGCTACAACTAGGTAATCAACGCTGTTAGCTTCGGTGGGTGCAGTACCTAATGAATTAACTGTAAAAGAGCCTGTGCCATTAAACACCGCAGTTTTATAATTACCGCTTGTGGTTACCGTTGCGCCTGTGGCCGTGGCATCAAGATAAGTTAATGGTGTTGATTCAACATCAAATCCCCACCCTGCACCTATGCTCCATCCTGATCCTATTAGTATTGCCATTAATTATTTCTTATTTTATAATATTGTTAATTACTAGTGTATTTAACTAATACTCCAGCCTGGACCTATACTCCAGCCTGTACCAATTGATGCAGAACCAGGGGACGAGGCAATTATTATTGTGCTACTTGTGCCATACACTGTGCCGCCGATTGTTGATTGATGAAGAGCAATAGTGAATGTTTCACCACCTGCAGGCACACCTGTAGTACTGACTGAAAAACTACCTGTGCTGCTGGTAACTGTAAATGATCCTGATACCGCAGTAAAATCACCATTGACTGATGTACCGTTAGTAATGGTCCAGTATATTACACCGCCATCGCTTGTCAAAGTTGTAGTGACGTTAAAAGTTGTTGACGAATTTTTTACGATGCTTGTGGGTTGTGATACAAACGTGTAAACTGGAACTGCCATATGTTATTCCTTAAAAAAGATAGGGCCCGAAGACCCTATCCTGTACAGTGTTACCTGTGTTAGAAACGTCCGACTACCACTTCTATAGTACCTTCTGCACCGTCAAAGTCTTCCAGTGCCTTACCAATCACAGATCCAACTGTTGGAGTTGCTTCAGCTTTGGCACGACCTAACCCAGCGGCCACCATCAAGTCACCTTTGCGTACTGGACCAACAACCAAAGTTGGAACACGACCTGTTAATGCCACAGTAGCAACGTGATCGCCTTCTAGTCCAGCATTCATAGTGTAACTTGGATTTGTACTTACTACACCAGCAACCTTGCGATCACCTTCTACAGCGTTGACTGTAACTTCTGCTGTGCCGCCAAACACTAACACTGTGCCAGGAGTATAAGCTGCGTCAGCTACATATTTCTCAGCCAAGTCAGCGTACTGAGCTGACGTGGCCTGGGCAAATACAGTGTTGAAGTAGTTGGTTGAACTGCCAATGTTACCTGTGGCATTACCGGCTCCGTTTGTGATATTTCCAGTAATAGTAACTCCAGTTGTGGTAAACACAGCCACGTTACTTGTTCCACCAATACTAATATTAGCATTACCGCTGGCTGTTTGGATGTCAAAGCTGGTACTACCGTTTTGGATACGATCACCCAAGATGTTACCACTCAATGTGGCATTGCCTGACACACTCAAGTTGCCCACAATGTCTACCAAGCCTGGGCTGATGGTCATTACTGTTGTGCCGGCCACGTTGCCGCGGATGTTGCCACCACTGCTGACAATTGCCATGTTTGACGTGCCACTAGTGATAGCTGTACTGTTGATATTTCCACCTAGAATACTTCCACTGACACTAAGATCGCCAGTGACGTTGACCTGTGCGGCTATAGCACTTGCTGCTACTACAGCATTACCAGATTGATTAGAAATACTTGTAACTGAAGTTGTTGTGGTAATTTGACGTACATCAATTAAGTCACCAACTGCTGGTGCTTCAGTAAATGTCAACACGCATGTTGGGTCGGTTCCAGCAACTGCATAAGCCAGGGTTGGAATCTGTACCACACCGTTGATACTGACAATACAACTGTTGGTTGTTTGTGTTGAGCTTAATGTAAAGGCTACATTTACACCATCGCCGTTGAACTGTTGATCGGCAATAACTGTAAACACTGGAACACCAACCGAGACCCAGGCACTGTTGTCATATACTTCAACTGCGTTATTGGTTGTATTGAAACGTATCATACCTGTTACGCCAGTTGCTGGACGTTGTGCGGTATTACCAACCGGAGCCAAGATTGAGTTAGTTGAATTAAATGCTACAATTGCATTGGTTGTTTGTGTTGCTGACCCAAAACTGGCTGTTTCTGTTCCAGCATCAACAAAAAATACTGTTGTTGTGTCGCCATTGACTGCAAAGTTTACATCTGCACTGGCACCGTTGACTGTGATAGCGGCAGCTGAACTGTTTATGTTGCCGCCGCTGATGCTTAGATTGCTTCCACTAACATCACCAGTAACACTCACACTTGATCCTGTAATTACACCACCTACAGTACTTGCAGCTGTTTGTGTACCAGTGACACTGGTACTTGATCCAGTAATAACACCACCTACAGTGCTTGCGGCTGTTACAGTGCCACTTGCACTGACTGAGGTACCGTATACATTGCCATTGAAATTTGTTGCATCAACGTTGCCGCCTACTGCAAGTAAATTTGATGTTTTGGTAAATGTAAATCCTGATACTGCATTAGTTACTCCGCCATCATTAAACAACACGTAGGTGTTTGCACCTGGTGCGGATACACTTCCTTGGATATTACCGATCAACCAAGCTGCCATCACATTGCCAGTAGCACTTACGTTGCCACTTGTTAAGATATTTCCACCGGTGATGTTGCCTGTGCCTGAAATTGCTCCACCGGCGCCGCTTGTAAGCAGATTACCACCGGTTACATTACCTGTAGCACTGACTGTTGTACCGTACACATTACCGTTGAAACTGACAGCATCTACGTTACCAGTAACACTGACACTTGAACCAGTGATTACACCACCCACAGTACTTGCGGCAGTTTGTGCACCTGTTACCGAACTAGAGCTACCAGTGAT